GTTAATCCTTGTGGTCCTGCTGGTCCTTGCTGTCCTGTTTGTCCTTGTTCGCCCTGCAAGCCTCTTGGGCCTGCGACACCGTTTTCTCCTATTCTAACATAAAGTTCGTCAAAATTATCATTTACTTTGTCGAACGCATCACGGATAATATCACCATCTTTGGTGTTTACCCCCGTGCCGATATTAATCTTTTGTTGTGCCATATTTTTCGTTCCCGGGCTAATTTAATAGTATTTATCGTGGGCTAAATATAATACTATGCCACGCTTATCACTTTACCGCCCACAAAAAGGCGCAGATTACAAGTTTATTGATCGCACTGTCTACGAGATGTTTCAAGTAGGCGGTGTAGATGTACATCTGCACAAATATATAGGTCCTGCAGATCCCAGCGACCCAAACAAAGCCATGGGCGAAACTACTATTCAAGATGTGATCTTTTTAGAAAATCGTGACAGAAAATATGATGCAGACGTTTACACATTACGTGGTGTTTATAATGTACAAGACACAGATTTTAATCTAAGTCAATTTGGTTTATTTTTACAAAGTGACACACTATTTTTAACTGTGCATATCAACAACAGTGTTGATATTATTGGTCGTAAGATTATGAGTGGTGATGTTGTTGAATTACCTAACATGAAAGACGACTTTGCGTTAAACGATTTTAAAACTGCGCTTAAAAGATTTTATGTTGTAGAGGATATAAACCGTGCCGCCGAAGGTTACTCAGCAACTTGGTACCCACATCTATATAGATTAAAACTAAAGCCCATAGTAGACAGTCAAGAATTCAAAGATATTCTCAATCGTCCAGAAGATGAAGAAAACTTTGCCGGTGATTACGATTCAACTAGAACTTATTACCCTGGAGAGGTTGTGCGATACAATGGCACACTCTATGTAGTAAAGCCTGAGATTGGCGTTGAAGGAACAACTTTAGAACCACCTAACGCTAGTGCATGGGCATTATATCAAGATAATACTTTAAAAGATATTTTAAGTACCTACGAAAAAGAAATGCAAATTAACAATGCTGTCGTTACAGAAGCCGAAGCAGATGCTGGATTAAGCGGCTTTGATACTACACATTTCTTTACACTATCTACTAACGAGAATGGCCGTCCTTCGTTATTAACTGCTGACACTGACTCTAATGTTGCCAGTGTGCTAAATGCCAGCCAAACTACTGTGGCTCCTGTAAGAGATGGTTATCAAGGCTACTTGCTAGGTGACGGTATAACACCTAATTTAGATGCTGGGCAATTTGGATTTGGCATTCAATTTCCAAGAAATCCAGTAGAGGGCGACACCTTTCTACGCACAGACTATTTGCCTAATAGATTGTTTAGATGGGATGGTAGAAAGTGGATCAAGCAAGAAGATAATGTACGTATGACTTTGAGCAACACAGATGATCGTCAAACATTAAAGACTTCATTTATTAACAACGACAGACTAAGTGGTATTAGTAAAGTTGGCAGTGACACTATAAAAGTCGATCCTAATAAAAATCCAATCTTTACAGCAGGAGAAGGTACTGTAAACTTCTATGTAAGCGCAGACTCTTTCTATGTGTTAACAAATATTGTTAAACAAACTAATATGGTTGTTGAAGTGTGGTTGGACGAAGAAAGTCGGGCCACAGATATTGCACTATCGGAATCTAACGGATTTTTAGCATTTACTGTTAATCATCCAATTTTAGAAAGCACATCAATACGCTGGTCTGTATATGATCAAGTTGTTGAACAACGTCAAAGTCTCAGTAAGGCTTTGCGTAAACTTAAACCCACAGCGGACGAATAATTATGCAATGGTTTTATGACGGACAAATAAGACGCTATGTAGGACAGATTGTCCGTATGCTTAGTGGTTTTAAATATCAAAGCCTAGATGGTAAACAGACTACTGTGCCTGTGATGTATGGCGACTTAACTAGACAAGTTGCAAACATTATCAAAGACAACAGTGAAAACAAATTATCTAGTGCCCCAAGGATTGCTGTTTATATCACAGACTTGCAATTAGACAGAACACGTCTAGCAGATGCTACTCATGTTAGTAAAGTGAATATTAGAGAACGTGAAAAACTCTACGACACTGCTGGCGAATTTACAGGCTATTCGAATACACAAGGTAACGGATATACAGTAGAACGACTAATGCCTACACCTTATAAACTACAAGTTAAAGCAGATATTTGGGCAACAAATACCGACATGAAACTGCAAATTATGGAACAGATTTTAATGTTGTTTAATCCTAGTCTAGAGTTGCAGACCACAGATAATTTTGTAGATTGGACTAGTATCAGTGTTTTAGAAATTACTAATATTTCATTTACTGGTAGAACCATTCCAGTAGGCGTTGACAGTGATATCGACGTTGCTAGTATAACGTTTGAAACTCCTATCTATATTAGTCCCCCAACTAAAGTTAAACGATTAGGTGTTATTCATGACATCATTATGAATATACATGATCAAACTTACGAATTAGATGTTGTAGAAAAAATTAATATTGGTGGGTTTGATATATTTGTTCATTACAACAAAGATACCGGACAATATAATGCAGAATTACTTGACCCAAGAACTGCTGTCATAGCACTTAGTGATGATGCCGCAACTGCATGGGAAAAAACAGGAGAGGATTTAAACTGGAGAATTTTATTAGATCAGTATGCTGGTAAATTCCGTGCTGGTAGCAGTCAAATTTTCTTAGAACAAACTAATGGAAATTACATTGTAGGAACACTAGCAATAAATCCCGCAGATGAAACAAAACTAGTAATTAACTTTGATCAGGATACTTATAATACTAATACTCCGATTATAGGAGATACTACGGGCATCACCAGAGGCAACGTCGATGCTATTATAAACCCAGAAACTTTCAATCCTGGAATAGTTACCGGCAATCCTCGTTACTTAATTTTAAATGACATCGACACTACCACAGAGGCTTGGGGCAATTTTAGAGCAAAAGCCAATGACGTTATTGAATGGACTGGCACTGCTTGGGAGGTTGTATTAGCAGCCGTAGATATAGATCAAATAGTTTATATTACTAATTTGAGAACAGGAGTACAATACAAGTACGAAGACAGTGAGTGGACTCGTGCATTCGAAGGCGAGTATCAGAAAGGATCTTGGCGCATTGTACTTTAAATAAGTACTTGCATGAAAGATCAAATTGTTTGTTCAGGCGCATTGTTCTACGCCAAGTCAACAAAACGTATTTTATTACTACAAAAAGCCACAGGTAAACATCAGGGTACTTGGGGGCTTGTTGGCGGCACAAACATCGAAGGAGAAACTGCGTGGCAAGGACTACAGCGAGAAATCGTTGAAGAAATTGGCAGTTCTCCATCTATCATAAAAACTATTCCTTTAGAAACCTTTGTTAGTAACGATAGTGTGTTTAATTTTCACACTTACCTCTGTGTTATAGAAGAAGAATTTATTCCTATTCTCAGCACAGAACATCAGGGCTGGACATGGTGTACTATAGACGGTGCACCTAAACCACTGCATCAAGGACTTAGGTCAAGTTTTTCAAACAAGACTATAAGAACCAAACTGCAAACAGTATTTGATATTGTTGACTTGATATAAAAAATGCCCCTTGCGGGGCATTTTTGTTTTACATACGTCCTACCACTACTTCGATAACTCCACTCTCTCCGTCGAAGTCTTCCAATGCTTTACCAATCACTTGGCCTAAGCGTGGATCTTCTTCTGCACGAGCGTGTCCGTTACCTGCGGCAACTAGCATATCACCTTTGCGGATCTTACCAGTTACTTTACATGGTACACGACCTTGTAGTGCTAGAGCAACTACAGTTTCGCCTTTTAGTCCGTCATTCATTAAGTGTGCTGGATTTGTAGAAACAACACCTGCTACCTTACGTGTACCGTCTGTAGCCAATGTTACTTCAGCATCTCCGCCAAACATAACAACAGTACCTGCTTCGTACTTGACATCACCTAGATAGTTTTCTGCCAAGTCAGCGTAACGTGCTGTTGTTGCTGTACCACGGAACAGATTAGCATAAATGTCGCTTGAACCATCACGCAATGCAACTGTGTTGGCACTACTTGCAGTATTACCTGCATAGTCTGTAGAACTTACACGAATGTTAGTTGCGGCACTTGCTAGACCACTTAGTGAAGCAGTAATTGTACCTGCACTAAAGTTACCAGAACTATCACGTGAAACAACTGTACTGCCTGTGTTAGCGTTAGTTGCGTTAACTGCTAGTGTACTTGCGGCACTACCGTTATAAGTTGTACCAACACTCCATGTTAAGAATGAACCTGCTGTTAAACTAAACAAGTTGCTGCCTAGGCCTACGCCACTAATTGTGCTGTTAGCCAATTTAGCATTAGCAATGCTTCCTGCCAACATTGTGTTAGTTACACTTCCAGTGTCGCCTGTGGTAACGATTGTACCACTTACGTTTGGCACTGACAATGTGCGAGTTGTGTTAGCACTTACAGCACTTACGTCAAAGGCCATTTTCTTAGTATTGTCTACGTCGTCTTGGAACAATGTAGAACTGTCAGTAAATGTCTTGTTAGTAAATGTCTGTGTACCTGATAGTGTAGCAACTGCGCTAGTAATACTGATTGTACGTGCGGCACCACCGTTGAATGTTGTACCACTATCGTACTGTAAACCAGTACCAACTGTCAAGTTGTTGGCCAAATTGGCTGTAACTGTTACGGTGTCTCCTAGGTTGACCAGTGAGCCGTTTAGGGTAATACTGCTGTTTGCTAACTTGCTGTTTGGAATACTGCCAGCCAACATGTTGTTAGAAACAGTACCTGTATCGTTTGTACCAATTAGTGTACCACTTGTTGGTAATGTAACGTTAGAGGTGTTTGTTGCTGTTAGGGTAATGTTAAAACTACCAGCAGTAGTTAAGTTACCGCCTAGGGTAATTGTCTTACCTGTGTTAGCAACACCAGTACCACCGTACTGTCCAGCAATTACGTTTGCATTCCAAGTACCGTTAGTCAATGTACCAACACTGGTCAAACTAGAACTAATAACGCCACTACCCAAACCTGTACCGGTTAGTACGTTAGTGTTGTTAATCTTAAAGGCTTTGCCTGTTGGAATATTAACGTGTTCACTTAGTGTCCAGTTAGTGTTAGCAACATCCCACAAGATTGTCTTGTCAGTAGTACCTCTTAGGATAATACCGCCACCGTCGGCAACTGCGTTAGTTGGTGTAGCCACGTTGGCTAATTGAATTGCATTATCTCTAATTGTTACTGCGGTTGCGTTGATAGTAGTGTTAGTACCGCTGACTGTTAAGTCACCGCTGACTGTTAGGTTATTTCTAACTGTAGTAGTACCAGTACCGTTTGCACCAATTGTAATTGCAGTACCGGCACCAGCAAAGTTAACTGTTGTAGCAGTATCATTAACTAGGTTAAATGTTGTTGCAGTTGTTGTGATATCACCGCCGTTGACTGCGATATCGCCTGCGCTGGTAATGTTTGTAGTAACACTAATACCACCGGCAGCGGCTGCACCAAGAGTTAATGTACCAGCACTATTCAATGTAATAGCACTATTTGTACCAGTTGGGCTAAAGTTAATAATCTGCTGGTTCTGTGTGGCACTTAGATTACCGGCTAGTGTTGTCTGTACACCTAATGTACCAATTGTTGTTACTCCAGCAGGCTGAATACTTACAGTACCTGCTCCACCTGGACTTAGTGTAATAACAGCATCATCACCAGTAATACTCAACGAACTATTGAAGTTAATAGAACCACTAACGGATAAGTTACCACCAACAAACAAGTTACGTGTAATACCTGCACCACCTTGAACTTGTAGAGAACCACTAGTACTGTTTGTGCTGTTTACATCGCTGTTAAATACACCGTTACCAGCGGTTACACCGCCAGCAAGTGTTAAGTTAGTAGTCCAACTTGGAACAGCACCGTTAGAACTCAAAACGCTACTAACGCCACCGATTGGTAACTGTGTTAGAGAGCCGCCGGCACCTGCATAAAGCATGTCACCTTCTAGATAAGTTGTTAGACCTGTACCACCTTTTAGAATTGGCACAGCCTTGCTCAAGTTATCTGGGTTAGTGTAGTATGTTCCAGGTTGTCCGCCTAAGAAACCTGCGTCAACAACACCTGGTTTAATACTTACGTTACCGGTATCTGCTGGTGTGTTAGTTGGCTTACCAACTGCAAATTGACTCTTGTCAAATGCCGCAACACCAGCGTTTGTAAAGTTAGGTGTACCACCGTCACCATCTACTTTATCAACGTCAAGAATTGGCTGATTGTAGTAAACAGTGTCGCCGCCGTCTGCATAACTATCGCCACTTAAACTGATAGAACTTCCAGCATTCTTACGAATACCTTGTACAGCAAAACTCCATGAACTGTCACCACGCAAGAATGTTTGTGTGTTAGCAGTTCCTGTGCCTGCTAGACGACTTGTAGCAAATACACCAGATACAATGTTACTTGCATCTAAACTGCTTACGCTTACAGTGCCCCAGTTACCGGCTAGTTTACTACTGTCATTTACAGTACCTGTAAATGCAACGTTTTGAATTGTAAATGTAACGCTACCGCTACCTACATCAGTAAATGTAATTTTACCAGTTGTAGTACCGCCAACACTTGCTAGTGCGTTTGTTCTACTTGTATGAATTGTGAATGTATTTGTACTTACACTACCGATATAGTAGTAGGAATCAGCAGTTAAACCTGCTGGCAAGTCTGCGCCTTCGATGTAAACAGCATCGCCTGTGTTGAACCCGTGTGCGGCTTTGTATAGGAAACTTAGACTTGTTGAACCAATACTTACGGTGTTACGTGTTAGTGTATGAGTTCCTGTAGATGTTGCTGTCAACAATACTTGATCTGCCGCACCTAATGCATAGTTAGTGTAAAGTTGAATTGCATTTGAATTAATGACTTTGACAAAATATGCACGGTTGTTAGTCAACCCTCCAATACTTGTGTTGCCTTGGTTACTATACTGTAAAATGTCACCGTTAGTTAAACCGTGACTTGTTAGGATAATATTACCAGTACCGGTATTAATATCTGTGTTTCCGCTGAAACTAAATGTTGAGAAAGTAGCAAGGTTAGTAATCGATACTACTGGAGCATTGTTATCTTCGAAATAATCGTTAACTGCGCTAGTAGCGTTAAATTTAGTCTTACTTCCAACTAGGTCAACATACAATCTTGTATCTGCACGGTTAGCAGTAATTTGGAATCCGCTACCTGTGCCACCAATATTACTTGCACTAGCACTTAATACGTTGCCAGATGCGTATCCGCTACCACCACTTCGGATAGTAACATCTGTGACTGCACCGTTAGTAACAGTAATATCTGCTTTTGCGCCTGTGCCACTACCGCTGACGTTTGTTAGAGAAACATTTGTGTATGTTTCACTTCCGCTTGCAGGAGTATAGTTGCTACCGCCAAGTAATGAACTTAGGTTTAGACCATATAGAACACCTTCACGATACTCTGTAATTTCACCTTGGGCAAGACCAATTGCGCTAGTAATTGTATTACCAACTGTGAAGTCGTATCCTGGACCATCTAGAATCAAGAATTGACTGCTTGTGTCGTTGTTCAAGAAGTAGTTGTCAACGATTTCAGCAACTGCGGTTAACCCACTTGGATAAACACCTGTTACTGTTGTACCATTCTTACGAATAGTTTGTGCGGCATTGTCTTCTGTGAATGTACCTGTTACACCATATAGTGTTACAGTTGTTCCACCAGTGACTGCTTCTTTAACATAACCACTACCTGTAGTTCCGTTTTGTGTAATCAAATCTCCAACAACTGCGGTTAATGTACCACCAGTTAGTGTTAGAGTTTGTTGTTGATATGTTTCACTGGCGTTGTCACCGTTGAATACTTCAACTGTAGGAATCTTTTCGCTTAATAATAAACGTCCACCATACTCTGTTGTAGAGTAAGTTGTTACACCGCGTAGTGGCGGAATCAAGTCAACGTTAATTTGACCTGCACTGTTCAACTGAACAAGAGCGCCAGCAACTGCGTTGGTAGAAACGTTCTTATCAAGTACGTTACCTAACCTGTTGTTGATGAAACTACGAATAGCCTTTTGTGTTGCTAGTCGTGTATCGCTTGCGCCACCAATTTCATTGTCACCTAAACCAGTGTCGTTACTGATAGCACTAATTTCAATACTAGACAATGATAGTCGTAGTACGTTCAACTGTCCAACAGTAACTTCAGTACGGAATGTAATCTTACCAGTGTTGTTCTCGGCCTTAATAAAGTCACCAACTAAGAAGTCACCAAGTTCGTTTGTACCCGAAGTATAAACACGACCTGGCAATTCTGTGAACTGCTGATAAGCAAGAATTGTCTGTCCACCGTTCTGTGGTAAAGCATTATAGTCTGTACCAGAACCTGCATATTCCCAAGTATGTGAAGAACTGTTCAACACACTTGGACGATGGAAGTTACACTTGAATCCAATAGCACCACTTGGGTTTTGAATTTGACTTGCTGTACGTGTTGAATTTGTTTTAAATTTAGCAGTGTAAAGATCTGAACGATCTTCTACTGAAGACACAGGGATTGCAGTATATGTACTTTGGTCTGCTGAAATTGTACTTAATGCGGTAAATTTAATACGTTGTTGTTCTTCACCGATTGTAGTCAATTCGTTAGAAACAACAAGTTCTCTAGTTGTAGTATTCCAACTTAACACATACGCATTGTTTGTAAATGCGCCAGTTGTACCTTGAATTTCGCTACCAACAGCAAACACGTAGTCTGGTGTTGACGGTGGCAATGTCAATGTCTGATAACTGTTGTGGCTGGTTTCGATTGTTTCAACGAAGAATTCTTCAACGTTTTTAGCAATACGATGTGTACCAGTACCGCCAGTTTGCATATCTGTTGGATATGCCAGTCCGTTGTCGTTGAACAACTGAATTGTGTTGGCGCTGATAACTTTAACGTAATAGATACCGTTATCGATTAGACCTAAAACGCTAGTATTACCTGGAACGTTAAAGTCTGCATAGTAATAAACACTGTCACCGTTTAATAATCCGTGATCAGGTAAAGTGATTAAGTTAGAAATAGTGTTTACAGCACCACCTACGGCAAATTCTAATGGTAGTGCGCCGGCTACAATAACGCCGTTACTAGAAATATCAATTTCATTAGCACCTGAGCGCACTGCTGTAACTGTTGTTACGCTACCTAATGTACCGTCACCGCCAGTTTTTGTTAGATACTTACCAGTAACAATACCTGTGGTATTAACGCCAGTTAATGTTGCTGTGTAAGGGCCGCTGCCTGCAATGTTTGTAATAGTACCTGTACGTCCACTGATAGCATCAAACGCATTAGAGTTGAAACTAATTTCAGTACTTGCAACTTTAAAGTTACTAGTTACGTCTGCATCTGTACTTGCATTACGGAATTTTAGAACATACTGAGGAACTGGTACTCGTTCTGTACCTAATGTAGTCAGTGTAATTCTTCCGCCACTACTACCTGTTGCCGCAACATAACCTCTATCAAAAGAGAATGCATTTGGACTAAAACCACTTGAACGTAGCGCATACAAACCAAAGTTTGTAGCAGAGTTAGTAATAGATAGGTAACCGCCTGACTGCGTATATGAACCGTTCAAACAGAAAATCTGGAAACAGGACACAATCTGCGCATAACCGTCGTTACTACATAACCAACCTGTACCACCGAAGGAAACCATGGTAAATGCATTAGCAACCATAGACTTACCTTGTGGGGGTGTTGGACCATCTACTGGGTTTTCTTGTTCAATTTCAAATCCAGGAGGACTGATGTTAGGATCAATAATCTTATTACCGTCAACCCAAATACCGTTACCACCTAAGAAAGAAATAATAGAACAGTTCTGAATATATGGTGATAAAGAAATCTGTGGTTTATTTTTACGTAAACCAAAATAACCAGAACGGTCAACTGTGTCGTCTGTTGGATCGTCGAAGGCTACACACCAGTTAAATGTGTAGTTAGGAACTAGGTTTTCATCTAGACCGTCTCGGAATGTAAAGCCAGTCATGTAAGCACCGTTACGAATACGGAACATGTCCTTACCTGCGTTCAATGGACGAACAACTACAGAACGCAAACTATCGCCTACAACTGAACACAAGTCTGGAATAATAATTGGGTTATCAATATAGAAGTCACCTGCGGCAACACTGATAGTAATAGGCACTTGTTGGAACGCATTAGGTACTACAGTAGGTACCGGGCCACCTTCAAAGATTCCAATCACAGTATTAAACAATGTTTCGATATCGTTTACAGCGGCAACACCTGTAATACTTGGGTACTTGACCTGTGTTGGTTCGCCACCTAGTGGTGTAAAGAACGGACTAATTGTTTCGTTTTGTACAATTTGTTTTGCAATTTTCTTGGCATAACGATTTGCTTCTGCTGTTT